GTCGGGATGAGTGCGTCTACGTTGGTGACGTTCTCGGGAAGGATGTAGATCTTGTTGTTCGAGCCAGCCTCTGGTGCTGGAAGCTGTGCTTCTGTCACATGCCAGAGCCAATCCCTTGCATGGGCAACGTCACGATAGGCGTGATGAATGGCCGCACGCAGGGCACGGTGCTCGCTGTCCTGCGCACCGCCCCCCGTGGAGGCCATCAGATATTCCATCACGTCCTGGGCTGCGTAGTACACAGACGCTCCTTAGTTGCGTGTGACCTAGCCCTTGACAGACAGACTCACGGTTGCGGTGCCAGCGTTGAGTACGGCGACGAGGAACGGTGCCGAGAATGCCTCGTCGGGAATCGGGTAAGACTTGTTCACGGCGATGGTCGTCGTGAGGTCGGCACCGTCCTTCTGGATCGGGCGAGGAGTGCCGCCGTGCTCCATGAGAGCGTTCCATGTGATTGTGGTCGCACCACCGGCAGCGGCCGTCACCTCAATCATGCCACCGGCGCAAGCCTTGAACGGGATAATGGCACTTGTGCTGCTGCTGTTGGTCAACGCCAGCCCGGTCACAACGGAACACAGACGCTCGATCTTGTTGGGCATTACTTCCTCTTCTTCTTCCAGTGCGGAACCATGCGATCCTTGACCTTCTCGACGGCCTCGCCTCGCTTGAGCTTCGGGTTGGCCTTCATCTCCTTGGCGACGTTCTCTCGCAGGATGTCAGGCGCAAGATCGACGCTGGGTTTTGGCGGCTTCTCTGGTGGCGTGTAGTTGACGATTCCTCGAACTTCCAAGTCGCGTACCTGGGCAACCCGCTTCACGTCGGCCACGCTGTCTACCCATGCCATCGGGTCGCGGTGCCCACGCTTGTCTGCAAGTCCACCCATGTAGAACTTGCCCGATGTGTTTATGCCCGCCATCTGGGCTTCGCGGACCATTCGCCTCGCCATGTGCGGTGGCATTGTGTTCATCCAGCTTCCATCGAGCCTGCCCTCCATGAAGCTGCGGTCTGTGCCCTGCGTTGAGGGAGCCTGCTGGTAGGCCACCATGTCTGCGAATCGCTCGCCCGCCCCGGACTCGATCGCCGTCTTGTAGCGGTGAACGGCCTCGACACCCAGTGCCTGAATGTGCTTCGGGATCATGGTGCCTCCGGCGGGATGATGTTCATTTCTGGCGGAATCTCTGGCGGCATACCGGGGTCTTCTGGCGGCAGGCCCTCCGGCGGCATGTCAGGAGGCGGGCCACCCTCTTCCGGCGGCGGACCTTCAGGCCCCGGCAGGCCCGGAGGTGCGGGCGGCTGCGGAGGTGGCGGCGGGGGAATCAGGTACGGCTGGGCGTCGATGTCGAGCGAGTCGGCCCAATCGGAGATCAGGGCGTTGAACGGATCGACCACGCCCATCGGGATAAGCTGCTGGAGCACCGGCCCCAGCGTCTGGAGGGCCATCTGCATCTGCTCTTGGCGGGTCGCCTTGTTTGGCTTTCTCGCTGACCCCGCTTCGACTCTGTACTCATACTCACGAGCAATCCTGTAGGGGTCCAGATTGGACACATGCTGTGCCCATGCTTCTGCGCCGACCGGACCGATGACCGGCTCCACGTCCTGCGGCTGGAGAAGCCACCGTGCTGCAAGGGCCTCGCGACGAGCAAGCAGGCTCATTGCGTTTTCGAGGCATTCCGCCATGTCGTCCGGCCGAACGCTGATCTGCTCCGCACGGACCTGTGCCTCCGTGGCACTTCTCATCTGTGCCCGCGTCATGCCGTACGCGAGTTCAGTAAGCCCGACACGCTTGTCGAACATCTCTGCCACCCGGTCGATGATGGCGAAAATCTCGCCGTTCACCGGAGGAAGCTGGAACACCGACACGATCTCGGCAACCGACCGCCCAAGGGTTTCCGACAGCTCAACGATCTTGAACCCTCCCTCACTGTGGGCGAGGATCTGATCCTTGATGTCCTGATCCGCTGCCTTCGAGACCCCGATCATCGTCTCGCAGCTAGTCGCCACACGCTGGGCAAGGAACGACAACGCCCAGTTCAAGAACCTCAATTCCGGCACACCCGGCTTGATGTGGCTGATCGGCCAGATGTACCCCGGCTTGCGGTGGAACATGAGCGGCACGAACGGCCAGCCGTTTGCTTCGGCCCAGAACGGGATGGGCCACTGCACGGCCGTGAACAGCGAGTCTGGAACGCCGGTCTCCTCGCTCCCAGGCTCGCTGAATATCTCCGGCGAGACATTGAGTGGGTGCTCAATTCCTTCTGCCACGACGATGTAGCAGTTGTCGCCCAGAGAATCGTAGTTGCCCACGCTGTCCTTCGGGGCGTCCTTCAGCCTGTCGCCAAAGCCCGTCTTGCTCCAGATTTTCCAGTAGGTCACAAGCTCGTTCGTCTTGCCGACCTGCTTGGAGTTGGCCCGGTTGTCATACGGCGTATTGCCGTACTTGTCGCCGGTATCTGATATGCGGCCCGTCTTGCCCTCGATGTTGGCCTTGAGGGCTTCTCGGGACAGGCCGTACTGCTTGGCAACCACGTCGATCGGGTGCGAACACCGTCTGGCACACCAAGTGATGTCCTCGATCTCCGTGGCGTCCGGGTCCATCGTGAAGTTGTCCACGCTGTCCGCAAACGACCCGATCATGCTGTTGCCGCTGCCGGGATCGGTGACAAGCTCTGTCCACCACAGGCCCATGCCCTTGATGATCCCCTCGTCAACCACTCGTCGGCTGTGGGTCTTGAGGTCTAGCTCGTTCGGCGTGTAGTTCAGTACACGGGACAGAAGCTCGGACACGATCTGGCGAGAGGCATCTGCGGCCATCGTCGCCTGGGCCATCATCTGATACCGCTGCTGCGACTCCATGTCCTCCGGCGTCACGCCAACGACTTCAGGCGGCACGAACGGGAACTTCGTCGGAGAAATCGTCCGCACCGGGTTGCGGTGGTAGATCACGCTCGCGAACAGCTTGACGGCCTCGAACACACGGTTGATCTGCATCCGGAAGCCGGGGGGCGAGATCGTCCGGTTGTAGCCATAGTCGCCCTTGGCGTACTGCTCACGCCAGAACCAGTTGTGCGGCCCGTCGAAGAACGACATGGCCTCTGCGGCGTCCTCTGTGAACGGCCGCTTGTGCTTGAGGGATAGCTCGATCTTCTTCAGCCAGCCCTGTGCAATCCCACGCAGTACGTCATCCGGCTGCTCACTTGCCATTCTTCCTCGCCTCGCGTTCTGACTCTGCAATCACGGAAACGCGGGACGCGGCGAGCTTCTTCATCTGCTCGAACCACGGGGCAAGCTCCCAGCAGCCCCACTGACGCCACGCATGGTTTTCCTCAAGGCCGGGATCGTCCTTGTGCCGGACGCAGACCTTCTCGGTGAACCCAGCTTCGGGGATGAACACAAGAACAGTCGCCGTCATCGCTCCGGGCTTGGAGGAGATCCAGCCGATGCACGGCTCGTTCTGGTTCATCACGCTGGCGTGCCAGTAAACGGGGTCGCCAATCTGCACGGAAGGAGGGGAAAATTCATCAGCCATTGATGGCTCCAGAGCGAGGTGACAGGTAGATCGCATTGCCGGTTTCAACGAGCCCCATTCGTTTGCGTCGGTTCTTCACCCACTCCACATACCAGGGCTCATCCGGCTCGATCATCTTAGGTCGGTGGTATCTGGGCCTGTAAGCGCAAAGGTACTCCAGACACTGGCAGGCATGGACTTCCCCACGGGTGTTCGGCATGTCGGTCACGATGTACGAACCGCTCACGTTGTTCACCTTCTTCTTGTAGCGTTTCATCTCACGCTCAAGGTCAGGTACAGAGCCTCGCAGGATGCGAAGCTGGGGCGTTCCGTCTGGCCGAATGTGCAGGTAGTTCTGCACGGCCGACATGCGGGAAATCACGTCGTCACAGCCAGCGATGAAGCTGCTGCCGGTCGTCTCGCTCGAAACCCCACGGGCACGAAGCTGCTCTGTGTACAGTTCTACAGGGAGTCGGCCTGACCCGATTTCACGCAGCCGACCGCCGTGCATGTCGATGATGAAGGCGTGCATGTTCTGGCCCCGGCACTTCTCCTCCATCCGCTCCCCGAAGATCACGGCGTTGCATTGCCGGATGTACAGTTGGTCATAGATCACCAGAAACCGCTCGTCCGGCGGCACGGCGGCGAACAGCACTGCCGTCACGGCGTGGCCTGGGTCGATGGCCGCATAGCGGCACCAATCGTTCGGGATGGCGTTCTGCGGCAGGTCGGCCCTGTCATACCCGTGGACGTGCATGGAGAAGGACGGGTAACAGAGGATGGAGTCCGTGACGAACTCGCCCTCCGCACGCATCCGCAGAACGTCCTGCCCGAGAGCACTCCACCGTTCGAGGTTCTTCCGCTTCTCCTCGTCGTCAATGTGCGGGTTGTCGAGGAACCGCAGCCGGAACATCTTGATCGTGGGGTTCTCCACGCCAGCTTGCTCGGCAGTCTCGGCACGTTCAGCTAGACCAGAGAGGGAGTCATTCTTGCTCCACGGCATAGCACTCCAGCACAGGCGCCCCTTACGGTCAGCGAGGCGGGCCTGAAGCTCCGGCACCCAGTTCTCACTGCCCGTGATGTCCTCGTCCACATGGATTCTGTCTACAGAAAATCCCTGCGGAGGATCGCCCTCCGACGAGTAGAAGTAGATCATCCACCCGTTCACCAACTCGCACGATTGGATGTAGCGGGCGCTCTTGAGTACCCACGATATTTTCTTGACGTAGCGTGGCGGGATGAGCGGCGGGGCTGGCTTGGCATCCTTCGAGCGAGCCGCATCCTTCGTCGGATCGTAGGCACGCCACTCCTGTGTCTGCTCGTCACGGATGATCTTGAACGCACCCGCACGGAACAGGTACGGGTAGACCACCGTGCCGATGTGCTTCCAATCCTTGCCGACGATCAGGAGCACGCCATCCTTCTCGGGGTACTTCCCGTGAGGATCGGCACCCGTCACGGCCCTCGCGTCCTCTACGAACGTGGAGAGCGATTTGCCAGAACGATTGCCGCCC